TCAAAATGCATAGTTGCGAGCCTGTCACTCTCGTTCGTTCGATGCCAACACTGGCTCGCTACATATCGGACACAGTGGTGGGCCAGGTGGGGATTGAACCCACGACCAAGGGATTATGAGTCCTAGTCCACTTTTGCGCTGTAGTTCCGTATCTAGACCAGTAATTATACGGGTCGGGTCATGCGCTGTAGTCACCAGTTATTTGGGTCGTAAGGAGAAAAAATGACCGTCAGATTCAGCAACGTCAAAGACATACACCCAACACCGTTCGGCAGCACATGGCTTGAACTCGTTGAAGTGTTGAGCAACCATGTTGAACGGCAACACAAGTTTGACGGCTCACTATGGTCGCCTGCGATCTATGCCGACGGTGCAACACGAGGCAACAACGGTGTTGTTGCAATGTCAGCCTTCGTAGCCGACTTAGACGGTGAATCGTTAGACGACGCACGCGAAAGGCTGAAGCGATACAGGCATTGCGCGTACACGACGTACAGTCACGCCACAGGCGACGAACACTGGCACATTGTTCTACCGTTCGCACACGAAGTCGGTGCGGGTTCTTGGCGGGCAGTCTGGCAATGGTGTCACCGTGAACTTGGCTTGAACGGTGACGAGGTCACACACGACCCGGCACGTCTCTACTTCTTGCCACAGCACGCACCACAAGGCGAATGGTCATTCATTCAGCACGAAGGCGAACTACTAGAACCGCCTGCAATGCTCGCATGGCAACCGTCTAAGCAACGGCAAGGTCGTTCAACACCGCGCCAACCGCGTGCCGCATGGCTTGACGAAGCGTGGTGGAATGAACCCGTTGACCTATCGCGTTGGGAAGGCTTGAGCGGTAAAGCGTTGTATTCGGCAATGCTCGACGAATGGCAAGAACTGGTTAGTCAACTTGAACAACCGCTAGACGAAATACAGTAGGGCTATTGACGGTCTTGACTGGCTGTATCAGCAAATGGAAGTTGTTGGCTTTGCTTCGCTATCCGAAGCCGCCGAAGCGTGCGGAATAGATAAGGCCGCTTTGTGGCGTTACTTCAACGGTGACGTGCGACCTTCAATAGATCGCCTTCCTAAATTGTGTAAAGGCTTACAAGTTTCGCTTGACGAACTACTTGTTGCACTCAACGTGCATATCTAGGCAAGTTCGCAAGCAACGCCGTCTTTGTCACGGTCGCTACCTATGTTTTCTTTGTAAACCTTCGCGTTTACAGTCGCGCCAGTAATCCCAGCCGACTTCGCGTCTTTGGCAACACCTTTCGGAAATGCCTTACGAAGTTCGGTGCAGTTCTTATATTTTTTCGCTGGCGTGTTTAGTCCAGCTTTTATGATATTTATCGACGGAGCGTTGATCGTTGTTGTTGTTGTGACTGTTCTCGGCACAGTGGTTTTAGGTGGTATAAATTTCGATGTGTCATTTCGATCGGCAGTTGCCTTAGTTTCTACGTAAAGGTTGTATGCCGCTGTTTTCACAGCAGTCGCTGTACTTAGATTATTAGCAGCATTATTGTTTGGAACAACCGTTGCATTGTAAGTGGCTACGGCTGCGTTGTAAGTGTCACGGGTTGTATTTGCACTCACAATAGATGCGTCGCGTCGTGAAACTGCTGCAAGATATGCGGCAAATTTAGATTGCCAATCATTTACAGCAGACGCCAAACCTCCCGGACAGGGATAACCAGATTGACAATCTTGCATGAATTTAGTTGCTGCATTTGAAGCAAGAATTGCCAGATTGAGAGCTGGTGCAGCAGCGTTGTATTCAATTACCGCTGCGTCATAAGCTGCTTTTGCATTATCCAAGTTTGTCTTTGCAGTGTTGTACGCAGCGTTCGCTGTGTTGTAGACATCGAGTGCCGTATTGTAAGCAGTATCAGCCCTGTTGTACGCGTTCAGAGCCGTAGCAATTGCAGCAGCGTCAGCGTCAGAATATGACGGTTTAGACAAAGCATGCACTGGACTGACAGCGGCAAGCAACATAACACTGCACATCAGACCGAATACAAGAGTACGTTTCATATCCCAACCGTACCCCAAAAAAATCAGACCCAGTGGGGTTTCCACCGGGTCTGATCCGCACGGCATGGAAGGTACACGCCGATTCGTTACCAACCGCCATGAAAGTAACGGTTGGTGACTTCTTTACTTACGCGCCGATAAATACTCTCGCCGCGTCAGCGTTGACAACTTTTGAGTCAAGGCGCATTTGCACACGCCACGTCAATTCGTCAGTGTTGAACTTGTAGTCAACCGACTGATCTAGTCTCACACCGCCTGCATAACGAACGATCATGTACCTAGACAAGTCACCGACAAACACCGAAGCGTTTGCAGTTCCTGCCGTTGGCATGTTCGTATCGAGATACACAGGTTGACCCATGAGGGTTGTTGGCTGCGAACTCGCAAGGTCGCCCAATACCAACGAACGACCCGTTGTGTCATTCAAGCCCACAAGCGTCGCGTATGTCGCTGGGTTCATAACCCATGAAGCACCAGGTCGGTAACCGACTGGCAGGCTTGCCCACAAGCTCAGAATGTTCGCGATAGACGGTGCAGTTGCAGTACCAGTCACGCCAACGGTTGCACCCGTAAGAATGCCTTGCGGTTCGGCAGTACCACTACCCGAAATGAGTTTTGAACCAACCGAATTAGAAATTGCGTTGCTCAAGTTTTCGGCAAAGTAAGGCACAATGTCAAACGAAGTATCTGTAATGAGTTCGTTTGATACTGCAAACAACGCGCCAGTTTTGTACGCGTTCAGCGTCACCGACGAATAGTTGCCATTCGATTCGCTTAGTGCTGAACCTTCTGAAATGAAAGTTGCAGTGCTGTACGAACTTTGCATTGGCACTTTGACTGGGTTGCCACTAGCACCCGTGTCGTATGTCTTTACGTTTGACGCAAGAACACCCGACTGGTTGATTAGTCGCTGAATAAGTTCAGGGTAAATGGTTGTAGGCACACTTGAAACGGTGCTTGTAACCAAGCCTCGAATATCCATTTGCTCATGAACTCTCGAACGGTTGTTGTACTTTGCAAGCATTTCGTGAATTGGCAAGTCAATGCGAACTTGGCGGCCGTCACGCAATGCACGCCATTCAGGCGAGAAGCAAGCATTCGAGTTGTCGTAACGTGACGACAAAGTTGAAATGCGGGTTCGTGCTTCGTTTGCTTCGACAATGCGTGCGCGAACGTCACGAGCCTGGTCAATGATTCGGTCAACTTCGGCCGCTTCAACAAGGTTCAAGTCACGTTTCTGCGAACGTGCGAGATCGAGAATTGCTTCGGCTTGCTGGGTTAGTTCTTCTTTGTGTGCAGCGAGTTTTTCTACTGCACCGCTACGGGTGAGATCGTCGGCTGAATAATCGCCAACGAGATAGTCTGATTTTTTCATAACTTCTTTCGGGGTTAGAACGCACAAGAAATATGCGTTGAATGGTGCAGGGTTGTTGCACGAACTGGGCGGCTCCGCTCTCAGTCAAAAGTTCGGCGGCTCCGCTCAAAACTTTTGTTGCTAACTAACAATATCATGCGCTCATTCGGCACGTCTTGAACGCCATTGTTGCAACGCGTCATTCACTTCGACACCTGCACCCATTTCAGCTCGTTGACTTGGTGAGAATGCGAGTAGTGAAAGGTGTGAAACAACTTGTGCGCGTAACGCTCGCGAGTCTGCAACCGCTGGTCGTGGCAACTGTTGACCTTGCTTCGTTTCGTAATACCGACCATTTACGTTCAAGTCGGCTTCAATTTCGTCAATGAGGTCAAGTGTCGTGCAAACAAGTTCAACAATGAGGTGATCGCTTGCCGGGTCAAGCCAACGCGCACCACCACGCCAAATAGATTCCCACCATGCGCGACCATGCGCCTTCAAGTGCTTCGGTGGTGCAGGCATAGACACGCTTGCGGTAGTCGCCAGCATTAGCGGCTTGCGCTTGCCTTGCCCACGTTTCACGCCATTCGTCGGGGTCGCCGTCATTGGAAGTACCCCACCCTTGCCCACCCACGAACGCCGTCGCCGACTACGGCAGGGGTATTCTCCGTGCCTAGAACTGCCAGTTTGACCCCACTCCCCATATTGCCAGTGGGGGTCATGATGACAAGCCTTGTGCGAGTTCGTCGGCTTCGCATTGTGCGACACAAAACAACTTTGTTGCTTGCTCCGCGTAGTCGCGAAGTATGCGGCTTACGGCTGGGGCAAGGTTGGCGTTGTCTGCGAGGTCGCTGACTGTGTGTAGGTATATGGCTACCCAGTAGAGATCGCGTGGTGTTGTGTTGCCCATGTCTGTCATGTTCTTAGTGGTTGACCATTCGAGTCAGGGTTCGTGCTTCGTCTAAGGCGAGTTCGTATATGTCAAGCACTTTGTCTGCCATTGTGTGTAATGCGTGCGCTATGGGTTGTGATGATTCGTTGTTTGTTGCTGTGTTTGCTGTGTCGCGTAGGTATTCTGCGACTTTGTATATCTGTTCTGGGTTGAGTTCAATTATTGGTTTCACAGTTTCTCCTATGCGTAGATTCGGTTTTGTTGGTAGCGGTTTATGTCGTCTAGGTATGTGTTGAGCGTGATGGATTCCGGGTGAATTGTTATGCCAACCTCAAACCCTTCGTGCCAAAGTTCTTGTTCGTATTCGTATCTTGAAGGGTCTAACTGCGGGAAGTGTCGAGAGTATTTGTTGCAGATCACTTCTGACGCAAGGTGAAAATAGTCGTCTAGTAAGCACAGGCAGTTTTCTACTGTTAGCGAATCTTGAAGCTGAACGTAAGTTTCGTAGTTTTCAGTTCGTTGATACTCTCGAAATGTTTTTGCGAATTGCTTCGAGATATCTTCGGTTAGGCCGAAATAGTTTTCGTTGTTTGGTTTTCTGTAATCTTTGCGATTCAACAAGGCTTCGATCAGTTCTGAGGTCAGGTTCACGAAACCGTCTACTTCCAATTCGTGAGCGCGTTTCAGTTCGTCGCCAGTGAGTACAACGAGCTTTTCTACGTCTTGTGGATACCAAAACCCATAACGCGTTTCGTCAGTTTTCATTTGTTCGTCATGATTCTCTATTGCGTTTTTGACGTGACGGTTGGCGTAGATGGTTCGTATTTCGTTTCGGAGTATTTCGGGGTCGTTGGGTTGTGGTGGTTTTGATTTGATGACTGATGTTGCAAGGCTGGTGAAGTCTTGGGGTTGGGTTGTTTTTTTGTTGGCTGTGTGTGCGAGCGTTAGCGAGTCACGCACAGCGTCATTGGTTGTGGTGCTGTTTTGTTCGTTTTGGCATAGTGCTGGCTGGCTACTGGTGCTGGCTAGCACCTGCTCGCTTCCGCCGATAATCATTCGGTATCGAATCACGCCGCCACGCGCTTTGCCTTCGCGCATAAGTAGTCGTTCTTGAATGAGTAGGTCTAAGACTTGTATGACGGTTCGTCGGCTGATCCCGGCTTTGGTGCTGATGGTGTTCAGGCTGCATTCAATGTTTGAGCCGTCTTTGTCTGAATATCGGCTGATGATGTATGCGACTGACATGATCGCGCGTCGTGCAGGCTGGGTTTTCGGCCAGTCACGGTCTTGAATTACGCGATTCCAACGAAACGTGATTGCGTAGTCGCTCATGCCGAAAGACTTTCGTTGTTCTTAGGTTGGTATCGCTTGCGCGCAATGTTTGAGAAATACAGTTTTCGTGCGATCAAAGCTGCGGCGATTTTGTCTTGCTGGCTTGATTCTGCAAACAACACCTGGTCGAGACGATCTAGGTGATATTCAAGTGATGATGGTGATTTTTTGCGTGCGTTTGCGGTTCGTTTCGCACGGTTTGGGGTTTGCGCCCACGATTTGAGTGCGCCTTGTCTCCCTGTTTGTACGGGGTCGTGCTTTTGTGGATTGTTGGACATGGTTGCCTTTCGGTCTCATGTCGCAACTACTTCGTTCGTTTGCGCTCTAGTCCTATGTTTCGCCTAGGCATGCGGCAGGTCTTGACTACACCGCAACACTACACCGCACCTGTTTGTTGTGTCCACCGATACCTAAGAACTTGCATTCCGTTACTCCATTAGTAATGAAAATGCAATAACACGTTTACAGGTTTAGTCCTTCGAATGCGTTTCGGTGTGCGTCTATGGCGCGTGTTGTTGCTTCTGATCTGCCATATCGGTGAACCATTGAGTCTGATGACCAGCCGCCAATTTTTTTGAGGTCTCCGTCAGAGATTCCCGCTACTTTTGCCCAATGTCCGAATGTGTGCCGGAAGTTGAGTGGTGAAACGACAGGTATATTGGCTTGTTTGCAACGTCGTTCCAACATTTGTACGAGACCAGAGTATTTGAGTGGGCCTTTTGGCCCAATCCATAGTGCTTCGGTGTCTATTTGTACTTGTGTGAGGTGTTTGTTACGCATACGCATGTAGTTGTTGAGTGCTTCAAGTGGTGACGGGTAACTATTTGGTAGATGGTTCGGTATTGCAAAGGTTCGTTCTTTGTTGCCTTTACCGTTGACAGTGAGTGTGTTGTTGTGTCGGTCTCGACTGTCAAGTGTAAGTGACAGCATTTCGTCAGCTCGCATGCCTGTTCCGAGCAACATGGTGATGATTGCGATATCGCGTGCCACACGAAAATCGTTCAGTCTGCCTTCACTTTTTTTGATCGTGTTGAGAAGTTTTGTAATGCTGTCGTTGGGTATTACTCGTACGTCTTGTAGTTGTACTTTTGGTGCTTGTTCGGGTACGCGCGTGGTGTTGATGATGTCGTTGGCGATTGCCCATTTGTCAAAGATTCGTACGCTCATGTATCGGCGGTGCGCGGTGGATTCTGATAGTCCTCGATCGTTTCCGTCTGCGAGCCATGATTCGAGGTCTCGTTTGGTTGCTGTGGTGAGGTTTGGTGCGCTTGGGCGGCGTGTGGCGCAGAATCGTGACCACATGGCTACGTCGGCGAGATATGACTTGGCGGTTTGCCATGAAATGCCTCGGGCTTGTAGGTGGTCGTTCCAGTCTTGAATGAGGGCGAAGTCGGGTGCGCGTAAATCGGGTCGGTAGTCCATGTCACCGGGTTTGCCGATAGACAGTCGCAGACGCTCTATGAAGTCGCCTCGGGTGCTTCCTGTGGCTCGTTTGTGATTCTTTATGCTGGGCATGGCGTTGACAGTAGTGAACGCCTGTGGCTTTGTGGTGGAATACCTTGGGTATGAAGCACTGTAGGGGTCTAAAGGTTTTTACCAAGTAAGATATATCCCATGTGGAATATGGGTTATATCTTAGTGGTGGGCCAGGTGGGGATTGAACCCACGACCAAGGGATTATGAGTCCCCTGCTCTGACCACTGAGCTACTGGCCCGCATTGCATTGCTCACGCGTTGGCGCGCGTGATGGGAGCTTTCGC